ATAATCCTAAAGCAATTAAAGAACAATTGCAAGGTGCTAACACTAGTGCGGATAGTGGATATACTGAAATATATGAATGGATTTCGTCAGCTTGTTCATTTGACAATGCAAGCAGTTATGGCAACTTTGCAACAGTTCCTGGAATTCATTCAATTTCGACAAAAGTTGTTACTACACAAGAACAACCACAGAAAGCCATAATTAAAGATGATGATATGGCATATGTTGTTATTAGCGGAAATTCATATGTATATGGAAATAAAGAGCTTAATAATGGATTCTCAATGCAATCTGAGAATGCTAATTTTACTAGCTGCGTTATAACAGAGGTATTTGGAATGTCAATAAGTAATGAAAAAACTTATTATGTAAATAGGCATACTTCATTGGCAACTCAAGGAATTAATCCGTTAGCAGGAAGAAGCGTTGGAAAATATACATTAAGTGAGCCAGAAGCAAAATTAACATTATGTTTAATGGGTATTTTGCTTAATACTGATGAAATAGGAAAATATATAGCTAACAATCACACTGTAACGTATCTTCCTAAATTAGCCGTTTTGCAAATTGGTGCTATTATATTTGCTAGTGGTGGTATACATGCAGATTTGTCAGCAGATGGATTAAGGAAAAAAGCTGCTTTATATTTACCAGTAGAAAATATGAAAGAAAATTCATTAGATTCTTATTCAAAAGAATTATTTGTTTACATATCAAAGCTTAGTAAAGTAGCAAAACACCAATATGAAAAATACTATATAGATTGGGTTTCTGCAAATAAAAATTATGCTGCAAAATTATTTGATAAAAATAGTTCTTGTTATTTGCCAACGTATGAGAAAGATGAAAAAACCATATCTGCTAGAAAAGTTCTTAACCAGAATAATGAAACGGTTCAATCATTAACCAATGAACTACTTAAAGCAGTTTGTATTGTTAGGCTATCTGTGAATCACCATACTAATGAAAGCAGAGGAAGCTATGTACTATCTGAAGGTACAGCTAAATCATATCTTAAAGGCTTTATAGATAGGCTAAAAGAGCTTTATCATATAAATGTTGTTGAAGATAAAAATGGTAACATTGTTAAGACAACTGATGAACCTCATAAAACAACACCAGATATGAAGAAAGAGCTTTATAGATATATGAAGCAACTTTATGATAAATGGATTCCTATGTCATCATTTAAGGATTGGCAATTAGAGTCATTCTTTATTACTAATGGTGAAGAAATGGGTCATAAGTTCTATTTCATAGATTCGTACTATAATGATATTAGTAATAAATTATTGATTAACCCTAAGATTATTGCTGAGAAGGTAGAAGCTCTACTAAGTTATGAAGATATTAATTCAATGCTTTTAGGTTTCATGGCTGATATGTATTCAGCTAATAAGGCAATGTTTATGTCAATACAAAATTTTGCTGATTTGAAAAAGCCTAATTCCATGAATGAAATGTTTACACCAATATCATACAACAGTATAAAATGGAGTGCAATTAACAAATATCCAAGTTTCGTAGTAGTTTATCCTTATCAAGCTTCAAAGAATCTTAACATTCCAAATGGTGAATACACCAATGACGGATTCATGCTGAATGATGAGTTTGAAACACCAATGGCAATTAGAACTAAGGGTAATGAAGAAGATGGACATTATAGAATACCAGCATTTGGCGTATCATATGGAAAACAATATCAGAGTTATTTCAAAAAGGTTAACATAAACATGCAGAGTCCAGTAGCTACCGAGCAGTCAATTAGAGCTAAACATGCTATCCTAATTGGGGCAACATCTAGTGGCGAAAAGGGAATTAAGTCACAAGACTTATATGATGTATATGCTTCACAATCATATACTTGTGATGTCGAAATGATGGGTTGTGCATGGGTACAGCCATTGATGTATTTCGTACTTTTGAATGTTCCTATGTTTAGGGGTTCATATATGATTATGAAAGTTAAACATTCAATAAAACCTGGTGTTATGACAACCAATTTTACTGGCTGCCGTATGGCTAATGTCTCAAACACACTAGTAGAGGATATATTCACTGATGGAGATATTGATACAACAAATACTAGTTATGCTGAGTTTGAAAATGAGAGACAGCTTTTGGCAGATACAGATAATGATTGCCCATATAAGATTTACCCATTGTGGGAATCCAATGCTTTGGGTGGTACATGGGAAGGTGATGAAAAAGGACCTAGATTCAGTAGTAATAAAGCATGGGCAATAGCAATGTTTCATGGTTGGTTGTCGAAGGGTGTAAAAACTGAAATAGCTAAAGTGATTGTTGCCCAAGAAGCAATAGAGTGTGGATGGGGTCAACTACAGTGTGCAGCATATAACTTTGGTGGTTTCAAACCAGGAGGTAAATGTAAGAAATTTGAAAGCGTTTCAGATTTTATAGACTATGGTATAAAGAATGTTTATGAAAAAAATTTCCCAGGAGCATTACAAACAACAAACTGGAGAGATTACTTCAATATCATTCAGAATATCAATGGTAGGAATCCAAAGGGAAAAATGTATTGTGTTGATGCACCAAGATACCCATGCTCAGGCGATAAATATACAAAGAAAATCATGGGTGAGAATGGTAACGGTGGAACATATAAGACCGTATGCAGTTACCTTAATGGCGTTTCTACCACTCCAACTAAATCACCAAGTGCAGAGACTACTGATAAGAAAGATGATATTAAGACAGCATTTTTCAATGCGGTTGACAAATCAGCACAAGATACTCCATCTATCTCAACTAAACTTAAAAGAGAAGATAAACCTAACGATTACATTAGGATTATACAAGATAACGGAAAGACTGATAAGTTACCAAATGTCTTTGATATGATTCTTAATAGTGAGTATTACAATTATATTCAAGATATTGGTTGGGTTTATCCAAATGGAGGACTTCAAACAGATGTTGCGCCAACGTCAATTTACTGTAAGGTGTCACAATCACCAAGCATGAACTCAAAAGGTGTTTGGGCAACCCAAGTAGTCAACTGGTATGAAAACATCGCCAGAGATACCTACTGGAGAAGGACAAAATAACGGTATGTTATTAAAACCATTGGCTAAAAGAAGGGCTGTTGTTGGTAATGACGATAACTTTAAGAAAGAAATTCCACAGCTTAAAGATTTAAGCGGTCTTGATAAGTATAAGCCACAAGATTGTAACACATTAGTATCTACTAGAAATGGTAGTGGTACTGACGGAGGTAGTAGTGGTTCATTAGAGGGCTACAATGGAGATGTTAAGACTAATACTAAGCTTTATACGCTTCTTGATGTCGAACATAATGGAGCTGCATTAGATTATATGGATTCTAAGAAATTGGGACATTATAAGTTAATGGACGCTAGGATATATGGAGGAAAAGCATATAAAGGTTGTTGTACATCTGGTCCTACAACTTGGTATAAGAGAATTGGTGTGAATTTAGTTTGGTGGAATGACAAGGGTGTTGCAACATCAGAACACGTTACAACAAGAAAATGGTTTAAAGGAAATGGATTTAATATGGTATGGCACGGACATCTATCAGATGCAGAAAAACTACCAACAAGTTCATTTTGTCCAGGCGATGTAGCAACATTCCACGTTTATGATAGTAGGGGGAGAGCAACTTCTCATGGTGTAATGTGGACTGGTAAAGATTGGCGTAGTGACTGCATTCAGAGAGCACTTTCATGTTATCCAGGCGGTAAGGATAGAGACGGTAACTATTCAGTATGTATATGGAGAATGCCTAGCCTAGTATCTGAGGGTCTTGGTATAAATAATACACCTGACTTATCTTAAATTTGGTTTTTTAACATTTTTTATATATCTTTGCATATATTTAGAATGTTATGAAGACTTTAGGATACATTGTTACTGATAGAAAACTGAAAGACATAGATGGGTTTGTAGAGCAAGTCAATGATATTTCGTTGGCAGATTCTACCAAGCCCATCTTAGTCGTTGGTTGGAAGAATGCCAAGAATTGTGATGGTTATACATCCATTTTGGATAAACAGCTTGGGGAGAATATATATTGGACGTTTAGTAAGTCTGAAAGCCGTTCTGACTTTGAGGCAGACTTGCAAACGTTCTATAGTATTATATATAATAATATATTAGATAATATTAATTATTATTATATAGATATATTTAAATTAAAATATAATAAAATAAAAAAGTTATATAGTATTTTGTTTTCTAGTGAAAACAAAAATATTTATATTAGTAATGGTGTGGTCTATATTCCGTATGAAGGTGGTGTTTTAGGATTATCTTTAGTTGTTCTAGAATATTGCGGAATTAAGACAGAGAAAGTCCTTCAAAGGATTAAATCTAACCCAAACAACAATGTTTTTGAAGATGACAATAAGTTTGTGTTCAAACTCACCAAACGTTTGGGTAATAAGAAATACGCAGTACCGTATTTCATTTCTAGTTAAAAACATAAAACAATGAGCGTAAATGGAATTATAATAGGAACATTCGTAAAGAAAAATAAGATTTTATCATTTTTGGAAACCCTTAAATATAAGTTTAAGGTAAACTTAGATAAAGTATTTGTATATTTAATTGATACAAATCAATATGAATATCTAGTTACCTTTAAGACTTATGATAAGGAAAGATTTATTAAGAATCTTAGTAATGCAACAGTAATGCATGTCAAAAACGGTTGTCTATTCTCCATAAATGCTCTCAATAAGTTAATCGAAAAAGAGAATTCAGACTCTGATAAGCCTAATAATGAATATCTAGTTGATTGGGATAAATATAAGGATAAGTTAATAATCCAGACAAATGGAGAACTTTCCTTATCAAACCTATCTAAAATAGAGGATTTTTCAATATTTTTTAATTAATTAGATATTTATAGTAAATAATGTTATAATATTATGGGTAGATTTATTATTAAGCACATTGACAACAGAAAACCACAAGTTAAAATGTATCCTAGTGATGCACAGAAACCTGTTGTAAAAGAAAATAAAAAAAAAGTAAATGAGCAAGTTATGACAACAAGTGAGAAAATTGAAATGGCTAAAAATGTGCTACGT